GTATTGGCGAAGAGCGTTTCAGACGTGAACACGGATGTGAGTTTTTGATTTACGATGAAACACTAATTAATGCATCTACTCTTGCCGAACTTGAAGGACGCGAGCCAATAGAACGACAAGGCCAAGTACGTTGGTATCAAAAACCACAACGTGGCAAAACTTATGTGCTTGGGCTGGACCCAAGCTTGGGCACCGGTGGCGACCCTGCTGCTATACAAGTGTTTGAATTACCCACAATGATTCAAATTGGTGAATGGCAGCACAACAAAACCCCAATTCAACGACAAATTGCTATTCTTAAAGAAATATGCGAATACTTGTATGATTCGATTGGGACACAAAACGACATCTACTACAGCGTTGAAAATAATACCCTGGGCGAAGCGGCACTGGTTGTTATCAACGAAATAGGAGAAGAAAATATCAAAGGAACATTCCTAAGTCAGCCAGTCAAAGTAGGTCAGGCTAGAATACATCGCAAAGGATTTACTACAACCAATAAAACCAAAATTGCAGTTTGCGCCAAACTCAAGAATCTCATTGAAAATAAAAAGATGACAATTTCAAGCAAAAATTTAATCAGTGAGCTAAAGACTTTTGTTGCAAATGGACCTGGATTTGCTGCAAAAATTGGCGAAACCGACGATTTGGTGACTTCAACCCTGCTGGTACTCAGAATGGTGCAGGGCTTGCAAAGCTATGATTCGGAACTGGATGAAAAGCTAAAAGACAGCATTGATGACTATATAGCGCCTATGCCCTTTATAATGATTTAACGATAAATAATATACTATGCGAGAACTAAACAAAATTTCAGCTGCTTTATTTGATAAAATACGTGCCCGTTTTGACCACGTCAATATTGGTGACGAAAACGCTCAACGAGTCACCGATCCCGAACAAGCCCGTTTTTTTAATTTTGATTATATCAGCGAAAGCGGAGAAAACTTTGGTAATGTCACTGTCAGTTTAATTGACGAAGACAGCATCAAAGTTTATTTTGGATCAAACATTACCAATGCTTTAGATGAAGAGCAAGAAACAGAATGGTATAGATTTCTTCGCGGCCTGAGAGAATTTGCACGACGCAACATGTTATCGTTTGATGTAAGAGATATCAATCGTAGCAATTTAGATCTCAAAGACATCAAACAGCAAAGTGTATCTGATGCCACATACGACAAAGAAGAGCTGGCTATAGCAGAAAGCAAATTGTACGGACATGGAAACAACCGCAGAGTCAGCTACGGTGATGTTGGAACACACAAGCTAATAATTAAACACAAGGATCAAATTGATCCAGAACGCCACGGTGCTCGTGGACGTCAGATTGAGCATGTGTTCGTAGAAACTCCATTAGGAGAAAGATTCTTATTGCCCCATACAAACTTGCATGGCGCTAGAGCTATAGCCAATCATTTACGCCACGAAGGACGCATGGATGACGAAGGCGCAGCATTAATCAATGAAATGGTCAAGGAAATGGCCAGCATGAAACACTTTGTGCGTTCAATGCGTAATCGTACATTTGAGGACGCAGAAACAAGTGGCATGGTTGAATCTGCTATACATCGCTACAACGAAGTCAAAAACAATTTAAAGCGTTTACAAGGTCGCAAAGGACACGAATTGTTAATGAATATGTGTGGTCAATCGCAGGAACTAGATGAAGTTGACGTTGATTCATTGCGCGAACGTTTTGTTAAGAAAATTTACGATGACAGATTCAACGAGGCATTGCCTTATGTGTATCGCGCCTACAAAAATAAACAAAAAATGGACACCCCAATGACTGTGGAATTTGAGTCTTGGGCCAACGACATTACAGAACAGACCTGGACCGACGACACCGATGACAGAGATGAACAAGATCTAAGCGATCTAATGCAAACTCCAATTGCAGTTGGTATTGACGCTTCTGACGCTATTGCAGCTCTATCAAATATCAATTTTCTTAATAGCGAAGATTTAAATCAAGCCTTGATAAAATTAAGTAAGGTACAAGGACCGGATGCAGATGCTAGAAGAACCATTATTGGTTGGTTAGCATCAAATGGAGAAAACGCATTGGCTAACCAGTTTATGCAGATAATGCAGCAACAAAATGCCAATACACAGCCGGCTCCACAACAGCCTACACCGCAGCCGCAGCCCACTGGTGCAACCACAATGGATGAACCGGTAGTATCAGAAGATTTGTCTTTTTTACGTCGTCTAGCTGGCTTAAAATTCTAATATGATTATTAAGCCGGTAGACAAAGACTACCGACTATTCTCCGTTGAAAATTTTTTACCAAACGATTTGGCTGAACGAGTTCTTGATACAAACTGGGACAATATTCAGTGGACCAGAGGTGAACAACAAGAAACTTGGCGACGTCGACAATTAGACATTTCAAATTTTGAACTTTTTCAAAAATTTGATGATCAAGTTTTAAAAAATAAGATTCAAATTGAACAAGAATTGGGAATTCAATTCGAGTATTATCCGTTTACCATGTGGTGGTACGACGAACCAAATTTTATTGTTCCGATACATACCGATGGGCACCTGCCAGCTAGTATGCAAATATATTGGGCCGCTGATTCTGACAATTACGGTACTACATTTTTTGAGTTCAAGAACGCAAATTGTGTAAAATATCAATGCAAGTTCAAAGCAAACTCTGGGTATCTAATGTTGAATGGACCAAATCAAGATGGAAGTCAACCATTACAATGGCACGGCATGCTCGCACCGGTGCAGCAATTTAGAGTTTCAAGCTATACCAATTTTGGTACCTACAAGTTAAAAAAATAAAAAAATTCATTTGACAGCATAAATAGTATTGTTATATAATTGCACGGTGCAGTTGTATATCTAGGCACACACATTATGGCATTTTATAAGGAGAAACATTATGGCCACTTCATTAGCAGAAATCCGCGCAAAACTACAAGCGCAAGAAACTCGTTCGCAAGGCGGACAATCACAAGGCGATAACGCCATCTACGCACACTGGAACATTCCAGAAGGTTCCAGTGCAAAAATCCGTTTCCTACCAGACGCAAATACCAAGAACGACTTCTTCTGGGTTGAGCGACTAATGATTCGACTGCCGTTTGCAGGAATCAAAGGACAATCTGATAGTAAACCTGTTGTTGTACAAGTACCTTGTGTTGAGATGTATGGCGACGCTTGCCCCATCCTAGCCGAAGTACGCACATGGTTCAAAGACCCTGGTCTTGAGGAAATGGGTCGTAAGTACTGGAAGAAGAAATCGTATCTGTTCCAAGGTTTTGTGAGAGAAAATCCTCTAGCGGATGACAAGTCACCAGAGAATCCTATTCGCAGATTCGTTATTAGTCCACAGATTTTTAATTTGATCAAGGCTGCACTAATGGACCCAGAACTAGAAAGCATGCCTACTGATTACACCGCTGGACTGGATTTTACTGTCACAAAGACTAGTAAAGGCGGATATGCAGACTACTCAACCAGCAAGTGGAGCCGCAAAGAGACTGCTCTAACTGCACAAGAGCAAGCAGCAATTGACTCACACGGTCTATACAACTTGAGCGACTTCCTACCAAAACGTCCAGGTGAAGTTGAACTCAAAGTGATCAAAGAGATGTTTGAAGCAAGCGTAGACGGTCAAGCATATGATCCAGATCGTTGGAGCCAATACTTCAAGCCTAGCGGCTTTACTGGCGGCAAGAGCAGCGATGACGCAGCTGAATCCGCAGCACCTACTCCTGTAGCAAAGGCAGCACCCGCTGCTCCATTCGTGCCAACAGTGAGTCCGGATCTTGAGGATGACGAGCCACCAGTAGCAACTGCACCTGTGCAAACACCGGCTGCAAAACCTTCAAGTCAGAAAGCCGAGGATATCTTGGCCATGATTCGAAACCGTAGCAAATAAGGCGTTTAATGTTATCGCAGCTAGATAACATTATATTCCCGGACCGTTGTGATGTGCTAGAAATAGTACCGTCACAACGGTATGTCTATCCTATATATAAAAACGGCAGTAGCAGTTTATATAATTCAGGATTTAGACTTGTGAATCATGATGAATTGCCCAATATTTCAGTAGTGGACATTTATGTTCGCAACCCTTACGATCGCTTTGTCACTGGTGTAAATACATTTTTACAGCACAACAACAATCTTGATAGAGCCACAGTACTGCACTTCGTTAACAATTATCTTTTTCTAAACAGACATTTTTGTCCGCAGTTTCATTGGCTAGTAAATTTGCAACGATTTACTCGTGCCAAAATTAGAATTAATTCTATAGACGCATTGTCGGATATTACCTCACTAAAATTTAACCAAAGTCAAGATCCATTGTTAGATGAAGCTGTTAATACAGAAAAGCTACATTTTTATTTGTCCATTGATAAAGTATTAACTGAAGACCTATTGGGAAAAACTGTACCATTTAAATTAATTGTACAAACGATTCAACATCGTTATCCTGAAGTATACAAAGAAGTTGTTCAACGGAGCATGGATTTATGCGATGTCCTAGACTAAGTCATTTTGTTCGATTTAATTCTAACGGAACAGTGAGTCGTTGCGGACACATGGTCAATGCACCTCAATTTGATTCCATGGAAGAAATGGATCAAAGTCTCTGGCTACGCAATGCAAAATTGTATATGCATAAGGGGCTATGGCCTGCAGAGTGTCTGAGATGCAAGCAGACCGAAACAGCCGAAAATACCAGCATCAGATTGAATGCGATTCAATTTGATCAAACACAAACACAACCAGACTATCTCATTGTGGGCGGAGTGCTTGACAATATTTGTAATAGTGGATGCATGACCTGCAACGAAACCCACAGTACCAAGATTGGTAGTTTAAAATCACGAATATATCCAATTGTGGACAATTCCTCTAAGTTTTGGAATTTGCCAATGGATAGAATAGTACATCTGGACGTCAATGGCGGCGAACCCAGTGCAAGTAAAAATTATAAGAACATTTTAAAAAATCCTCCTCCCAATGTTAAATCTATTAGAATCAATACCAACGGTTCAATAATAATTGATGAAATAGAGGAATTGATCAATAGAGGAATTAAAATAACTGTCACAGTCAGCTTAGACGGGATTGAAGAAACACACGATTTTGTACGTTGGCCTATCAAGTGGGATAATTTTTATAAAAATTTAATGCATTACCAAGCAATAGATAAGTTAGATTTAAATACATGGACCACAGTCAGTGCATTAAATATCCATAACTTTACAGCTATTAAACAATTTACAGCCGATCATCAACTGGCACACTCGTATGCATTTTTGCATAGCCCTGATCCAATCAATGTCAAGTACGAAAATAATTTAACACTTCCGTACAAAAATATTTTTCCAGGTATAGTATCAGTAGACAAAAATAATCAAACAGAATTGGATGCATTTATCACTGAACAAAAAACATTGCGGGGCTTATAAATGAAAATAGCGATAACAGGTCATACAGCAGGTATAGGTCAGGCATTGGCAGAAATATATGCCAGCAACGGACATGAAATTGTTGGCTTGAGTAGACGCAACGGATATAACATTAGAAGTATTACCAAAGTGGCTTCCGCAATTGAATCTTGTGATATTTTTATTAACAATGCACAAGTAGGGTTCGCTCAAACTGAACTACTGTTTGCAGTGTACAAATTGTGGCAACAGCAACCCAATAAAAAAATTATCAATATCAGTACCATGCTCACTTCTTTGCCTGTGAGTGTGTTGCCCGGAATAGAAATGACCGAATACTATGTGCAGAAAAAATCTTTAGAGGAAGCTGTTTCGCAATTGAAAAATTTTCACACTGGTCCAAAAATTTGTTTGGTCAAGCCAGGCGCAGTTGCTACACAGCCAGGTCAAACTGCCCCCAGGCCCTATGCCGATGTAAACGAATGGGCAGCTCAGTTGATAGCAATATTAGATGCTGGTCCTAACTTGGAGGTAAGTGAAATATCTTTGGGCGTAAATTATGGATAGCAAAGAATATCTAACCAATCGTAATTTTTGCCCCATGCCATGGACTGGGCTGATGTACAATTTTGATGGCAATGTAAAAAACTGTATCAGGAGTGCAGGACCAATTGGCAATATTCAAAACAATTCTATACAAGAGATAGTAAACGGATTTAAAAATACTGAAACTCGAACCAAAATGATTGGTAATAGTCCTGGCTCAAATTGTTTTCCTTGTTATGAATTAGAGCAGGAGAAAAATAAATTTGATATTATCAGTGACCGAGTATTTTATTTGCGAGAATTAAAACAAGTTCCGCTGACTCTTTATCAACAGCCAGATAAATTTGATTTACACACAGTTGATGTACGTTGGACCAATTTGTGCAATATGGCCTGTGTTTATTGCGGACCAGATTTTAGCAGCCGATGGGCTAACGAATTAAATGTAAAAATACCTGTACCTACCGATCAACAAAGACAACAATTCAAAGACTATATATTAGGCAGCGCCAAGAAACTAAAGCACGTTTATCTAGCTGGCGGCGAGCCATTGTTAATGAAAGAAAATTTAGAATTACTCGAACATCTGTATGTAGATAATCCAGATGTAAATTTACGTGTTAATACAAATTTAAGTAAAGTCGACACAAAAATATTTGAA